CTGCAAAGATTATGCGCTTGGATTTGATCTTATGTTTGCTTATAATGATCCAAATGAGCGTTCTTATGGTGAGTTGTACATTGGTCACTTTAATGATGGCATAGTAAAATAAATAATATGAGCTACATTGGCGTTGCCCCGCAAGATCAAGAGAACTTTCAACATAAGGTAGTTGAAGCTCAAATTGATTTTAGTAATTACATTTATCCTGATTCAAAAGAAAGTTACTGGGCAACTGTAGATCGCTACTGGCCCCAGATTAAAGATATTGTTTTGATGTTTACTTTGCTTGATGAAGATGAATTAGATAGGTGCGTCAAAGAAAGAAGCCCTGCAATTGGCAGTATTTTTAATAATGCTTGGTTTAAAGCTCCTGATGATGGCAGAATTCATTTGATTCCTGCTTGGCATATCTTTTGTGATCTTTGTTCCGAAAGCTACTTACTCCATGAAAATTGACAAAAAAAACCTCTTGACAGTGGGTCTGGCGGGGCTTATAAGCGCGACTCTGCTGGCAGTTGGGCCTAAACCAACCTACGTTCATTGTCAACTCTCAATTTGGCTGATGAAATTTTCGATAGTTTCCCTTGCAATCTGGTTCTGCACCAGCGAGACTAGCAAAAATGAATAAGCTGGAGAAGGCCCGATACCGTAATATCTTGAAGAAGGCGGCGAAAGTTAATCGTCTTCTCAAGAAAGGTTATCTTGTATTTGATCACTACGGAAACAAGACAGAAAAATTCAAATACTGTAAAAAACAAAAATACCTTTACCAAGGCAATGAGCAGGGCCGAGTAGTTTATGTAGGCAGAAAAGAGTCTCTCTGGGTTTCTGCTCTTGACATTTCCATCAAAGAGTACAATGCTAATCGCTTCGACAAATGGACAGCAGTTCATCCCAAGGATATTAAAAAAATTTAAATAATATGGAAGAAACCGTTACAATTAGCAAAAAAGAATACGAACAACTGCAAAGAGACCAATGGTTCTTGGAATGTCTGCGAGGAGCAGGAGTAGATAATTGGGAAGGTTATGATTGCGCCATTGAAATGATGAATGAGGATACGGAGTAATATGACAATTTATCTTGTCTATGGCTTCGATGGATATGATGCTTGCAACGAACCTTATCTTAAAAAAGCTTTTGCTTGTAAAATAGAAGCAGAAAAATACTGCAAATCAAAAGCTATATATCCTTATAATCAGGGAGTTTGGTATGTTGAAGAAATGGAACTAGAGCGGCCTCCTAATTTAGATTAACTATGAAAGTAAAAGACTTAATTCAAGAATTGCAAAAACTCGACCCTGAGTTACTTGTTGTGGTTGCAGGATATGAGGGAGGAGTAGATGAAGTTAAGAATATTACTCAATATAAGATTGAATTAGATGCCTATAAAGATTGGGCGTTTTTTGGAGATCATGCTGCTTTAGATGATATTGAAGACAGATATAGTTTGTCTTCTACTATTGTTGATGGGGTAAAATTAGAAAAATAATTATGAAAATTAAACACATTAATGGACTAGAAGTAGATACAGACAAATTGCCAGACATGGAAGCAATGGCAATTGAAAAAGTAGAAGAGTTTAGATTATTCTGTTTAGATAATAAAATTCCTTTTCTTTTGTTTGTTGACCCTAAAGGAACTGCAAAAGTAGGAGATTTTCTTTCCTTCTGGAATTATAGCAACAGATCAATAGAATATAAACAAGGAGATCCAATTAATATGTATCCCATATTTGTTTGTGTCGATGCTTATATTAGACACGTTTCAAACAATCAGATTGCCCTAAAAGATATAAGTCAAGAATAAAAAAAAGAAATTTTTCGTTCCAACAGGCGAAAAACCGCTTGACGACTGCGGAAAACCTGATAATTTGATCCCGCATGACGATCAAAACCTATTTGGCGCACCTTGAGCAGGTCAAACAAGATCTTTTGGCACTTGACTTGCCAGAAAATACTAGGCTAGTTAATCCTTCTGACATGGGATTTATGTCTGATTTTGGAGATTGCAGTATGGAATTTATTCCAAAGGAAGTATTTGTTTCAAATGAACGCTGCTATGCTTATGAATACTTGTGCGACAAGCAATTGACAGAAAAAGAAAATGTTGTTGTTGTTCGTAATATTTGTTTTATTCGCTAAAAATATTTGACCATGAAAACCTTCATCGAAGAAAAAACGGAACTGCTTAACAAGATTTCAGCCTGTGATGGTGATACAGCTAAACTGGCTCATGCTCTTTCGCAAGCTCTTGACAGGTTGCAAGCGGTGATTTCACAAGCTGAAGCTCAATTCAAGGTTGGTGATCGCCATGCCACCTTCAATAAAAATTTCATCGAAAATCTGAAAAAATAGTTGACCGGCTCGAAAGACCTGATACCTTTTGACCATGCAAAACGAAATTGACGCTATTGAGTTCCTTCGCTGCGACCCTGTTGATGGAGTGGGTGTCCGTGTGTCCGAAAAAATCGCAAGAAAATGGTTGCTTGAAAACAAAGGGATTATTTCAGGTGGAACTGTTTTTTTCTTGAAAATCAAGAATCTTGGTGCGGGTGTTTATAAGGTTAATAAAGCTCCGTTGACTGTCCGAGAGACTTTAATGATTAAGTGAAAAAATCTGTTGACCGCCCACAAAAAATCAAATCTCTTTTGAAATTATGAAATACATTATTGTTGAGGATCGTGGAACTGGTCTTGAACTTGGAATTATCTTTTCGGAATATTTGAATCATCGTGATGTTGCTGGAGATCAAAAAGTTACGGGTGCTGGATTTTGCTGTTTTGTAGATGGAAAATGTCTTGCATGGGGAGAAAGTATTGGATTAGGAATCAAGGCTCGTCCGCAAGATGAAAAAATTCTAAATAAAAGTCTGAAACTGGCAAAATGCTAGATTTTTTCTGAAAAAAGCTGTTGACCGCCCACAAAAATCTGATAACCTTTTTTTAGTTGATCGTTAGACTATGCAAAAGTTGAAAATCAACTATTGATCGCTAGACTCTAAAAGAGTTGAAAATCAATCAGCTAACCAAGAGAGTGCCAATCAAAAAATGCCGAGCATGGGGCGGTTGGTGATGCGGCTTGGGAAATGGGATCTGGACCTGCTGAACAAAAAATGAAAACCAGAGCAATTTTTAGAAAAAGCTCGCTGACAAGTCAGAGAAATCTGATAAGATATTTTCAGTTGATAAAAGCACGAAGCGGAAAGTGTGTGGGAGAACGTAGCCGCTAACTTGAGTAGTAAAATACGCATAAGTCAACCACTATCAACTGCACAATTTCTGGGATAGTGTATCTCTTCAGCACGGCAGTATGTTATACTGTTAGACAGGGTATGAAATCCCGTCCCAGAGCCAATTTTGTTAGTCAAGATTTTAGAAAAAGTTCGTTGACCGGCGCGAAAAAATCAGCTAACTTTTCACCATGAAAAACGACAACGACTTCCGAAAAGAGTACGCGACCAAGTTCAGGAAGTTTCAAGCTGGCGAAATCAGCGCGAATGACTGGCGCGAATTTTGCAACAAATATTTTGACAAGCTGGTCAGCGACAACAAGGATGTTTTTGTGCGGCTGAAAAATCGCTGAAAAAACCCTTTGACAGGCGCGAAAAATCTGATAGGATTTTCCCAAGATGAAGCTGAAAGGCGCGAACAACGACGAGGTTGAAGTCGAGGATTCTTGGCAAGAGGAGTGTCCCCAGTGCGGCGACTTAAACGTCGAATGTTACTACATCCCAAGTTGGGCGGCAACTCGTTGTTATGGTTGTTTGGTAAATGAAGCAATTAAATTTAATTACGTTGTTGAATAATATGAAAGTTTATCTTGTTTATGGTTTAGATTTAGACGATTTTTGTGAAGAGCCTTTTGTTAAGAAAGTTTTCGCCAATAAAGACAAAGCAGATAAATACGCAAGAGAATCTTCTTTAGATAGAGCGTTTGTTGAAGAAATGGAATTAGAATAAATATGAGTATGTCTGGAAGCATTGTCCTCTCTGTGTTAGATAAAGCTGTTAAATACAGCATGACACCAGATGATGTGGCGGAACTGTATAATAATATTGTTGACATTCTTGAATGGGACAACGATTGTCCTTATACAAGAGAAGATGCAATTAACGCTGTTGACTATTTAATTAATGACAAATACAGCAGCATTGATAAACAAGCAGGTGCTGATTGGTTAAATAAGTATAAATAATATGGACACAAAATACTTTCGACTTACAGATAATTTTGTAGATGATTCTTTTAATCTTGCGTTTTTCGCCAGAAGCATAGAGAATGATCTTCACAGGCTTTCTATGTCTTTTTACACAACTGGCAATGAAAAAATGTCTGATGAACTTTCTGAATTAGCCACAAAAGCAAGTCTAATTCACGACAATATTATCAAAATTTGCCAGAATAGAATATCTTCTGACTTCAAAAAGTCACAAGAAATGCAAGCAGAAGTTATCAATAAAATTCTTACTCAAAAATAATATGGAAATTAAATTCAAAGACGGCAATTTGCAGATTGACTTGCACAGTCTTCTTGATAATATCAGGGAAGAAGATTTGAGTGAATTTCTGGAGAGCATTTCCTGCAATGATAAGGTAATTAAACACGTTACCGATCAGATCCTTGACAAGTGGACCGAAAATGTCTACTCTGGAAGCTCAAACATCACTGCCTCTGCCGAGGTTTACCTTGGCCTTGACAAGGCATGGCGAGAGGTGGCAAAACGCTCAGGCGAGGTCGCAAAGCGCGAAATTGAGAGGCTAGAGGAAGCTCTCAGACGGCGCAATCAGGAGTATTTTGATCTAGTTAATGAGTATTCAAGAAAGAATAGAGAGAATAGATATCAGGATTAATTTATGATGCATCCATATCATAAGTATGTTGTTTTATTTGATAGAGATTTAGACTTTATGGTCTCAGAATCTTTAGAAGGTAATGTGCTTGATTCAGAAAATTTTGTAAAAAGAATTGAGTTTGATGTAGCTCAGTTAAAGAAAAAGAACAAATTGTCTGAAGTTGAATTGAGAGAAAATGACTTGAGGATAGCCAAAAAAATACTATCTGAAAGTAAGCATAAGTTAGAACTCTGGTATTCCAAGCAAGTTACTCGTATTACTGAAGAGCAAAAAGAGGCTTTGTTTGATAACAAAACAGCATCTTAAAAGACAAAAGACCCCATTCGGGGCTGAGAATTAGTTCTTTTTTGTTTCTTTTTAGATATAAATAAGGGTAGATAAGGTTTCTATTAGGGAAATATAGGGGAGACTAGTAATATATGTTATTTGAGACAGTATTGATGTTCATTTTAAGTGCTATTTTTGTTGTTGCTTCTTTGGTGTTTTATAGTATGTTTGAGGACTAGGAAAGCCACTGAAAAACAGCGTTTTTGTTGGCTTTTTATCAAATATTACCATCTTTATCACATAATAAGAAATAAGAGTAAATATACAAAGAATAGATAAGGATAATATACATAAGAATATAGTATAGATTATAGGAGAGTTTATTAGAGTTGGTTCTGCCCCCAATATATATCTACAACTATATTACTATATACTCATATAAGAAAAATCAACAAAAAGCCCAATAAAATGGCCCTTTTTTGCAATTTTGTCAAATAAAAAAATATTCAATTTCAGTAAATTAATTTTAATTTTGCCAGAGATTGCCAGTAATAGCACTTTGCCTGTTGTTTGTAATAATAAGCAATAATAAGTGAAATAATGCCTAATAATAATTGTAATAATTACATAGTGTATTAAGTTTCTCCTAGGGTTTAATAAAACTAACACAAATAAAAATGCCCCTTTTAGGTACTTTTAAGGTATTTTGAGGTATTTTGCGCGAAATAAGAATAATAATGGTATGCTTTTGTTTTCTCTGGTAGTAATGTTTATTTGCGTACAGAGTAATAATGGGTGGGGAGTTGCTGCTGGATTTTTTTGCTTGCTGATTTCTCCACTTTGCGATAATGAGTGATCTATATGATAATAGATAAAGACAAAATAAAACCCATTGACATCTTTGTTCTAGTTTGCATTATTTTGTTCTTAATAATGGCTAGTTCTAGGGGAAAATAATGAAATATATTCTTGAGATAGAAACAAATACCTGCATTAATATTTTCTTTTACGAAAAATCTAGTGTAGGATTAAATGATGCTTTTTTGAGAGTAGAGAGTTTTTTTTGCTTGCGTCCCGAATCTAAGGCCACCATAGTGGAGGATTCCACTGGAGATCTGGTCTGGAGTTCGGAGATTCTTCCCCTGTAGAAATAAATAAAATAAATTGAAAAAACTCTTGTAGGTCTCTTGGGGGCTGCTAGATTAGCTCCCGATGAAAGCACGAAAGACCATAGAGGTCGAGGTCATCAAAGAGCGTGTAAACCGCTTCCTCGCCCAGAGCCGCAACGAAGACTCTGAGATCCGAAAGGGTCATCACGGCTTGGCGACCATACTTCTGATGGAAGTTGGAGCCTACAGGGGATTTAATTACCTGCGAAAAGAAGATGTTGCACCGGGGCTTTCTTTCGGAGTAGATTGGTCCGGTGGCAAGCCTGTATTTCACGACGAAACCAGAACATTTTTTCGTTAATATGAAGATTGCATACTTTACGGTAGATGATGTAGTTAAAATGCGAGCAGCATTAAATCATGCAGAGAATGCTCTCAAAAGACTTGCAATAGAGAATGAAAGCTGGAAAACTATCTTCAATGGAGAACTTCAGCAGGTAAAAGAAGCAAAAGAAGCTCTAAACGAAGCTATTCGCCGCGAACCTTAATTATTTTAATCTTGTGAAGAAAACAATTTTGTTTTACTCAAGGGAAGTTTATGGCAACTCTCTTGAATACATAGTAAATGAAGCAGATGCTAATATTGTCAGGCAATTAACAGGAAAGAAAACTATTTCTAGCAAGGAAAGAGAATTAATAAGAGATTTAACTGGCAGTCTTGTTGATTTTAAAGAAGTTTTAGCCCCGAAGAATAAATAAATTAAATCTATGAAGAAAACAATTTTGGTATTTGCTTGTGCTTCTATTTTGCTCTATGGGTTTTCGGGCAAAAACTATTCTAATAAGGAATTAGCCAAAGCTATTCATCAGGTAGAAAGCGGCGGCAGAACTGGCAATAATATTATTGGGGACAAAGGAAAAGCAATTGGCCCCTTGCAAATCCACTTTGAAAACTGGAAGGATGCCACAGACTTTGACAAATCTATTCGGGGCAAATATTCTGATTGCCATGATTTAGATTATTCCTATAGGATTTTTAATGCTTATTTAAATAAATACGCCAGCGGAAAGAGTGCGGAAGACAGGGCAAGAATCTGGAATGGCGGACCCAAGGGGTCAGAAAAGAGTGCAACAAAAAAATACTGGAAGAAAGTAAAGGATAATTTGTGATTTATTTTATTATTGCAGTTATTTTAATCTTTGCTATTTTGCTTTTCCCTGTGGACGTAGATGAGTAAAAACGATACCTAAAAATTAAATAAAATATTTGTTGCAAAAGGTCAGTCCCTGACCCAAAGTGTGTCCCGTTATGACGCTACTTCAAGCAATCGAAAAGATCGGTGGGTTTTCCAAGCCCAGCAAAATGCCCTGCCATTCTTGGTCTATTCCTGCCAAGAACTGCAAGATGGGTTCCAAGCTGGCGAGGCTCAAAACTAGCGTCTGCAATAAATGCTACGCTATGCGGGGGTTCTATCCTACGCCAAACGTCGTTAATGCCTTGGCCCGTCGCTTTGATTCTCTTTCCAATCCTGATTGGGTGGAAGCAATGACCCTTGCAATTTCAGGCACTGAGGGCAGTGGTTACTTTCGCTGGTTTGATTCTGGGGACATTCAATCCTTGGCGCACCTAAAGCAAATTGCCCAGATTGCAATTAATTTGCCGGGGATTAAATTCTGGTTGCCTACGAAAGAGTATCTGATTGTTGCTGATTTCCTGCGGGGAAATAAACTGCCAGAGAATTTGACCATCAGGATCTCAGGTTACATGATCGACGGACCCGCTCCGGTGGCAATGGCAAAGGGCATGGGGGTTGTTACCTCTACGGTTTCCAAGACAGAATGGACTTGTCCTGCTCCAAATCAGGGGAATAAATGCTTGTCGTGCCGCTTTTGCTGGGATAAAAACGTGCAAAATGTAACCTATAAATACCACTAATGATTGGGCCGATTCTTTTAATTCTGCTTTTAATCTTTCTGCGTAATTTAAGGAAGAAATAAATTTTAAACCAAAGCGCAACGAATCAGTGACAAAGAGGGCAAAGCATGGGTTAAGCTCAAAGGTAGTCACTGAAGGGAAATTGCAAGAGAATAAGATCAGGAAAGAGATTGCCCCCGGTAGGCCAAATCCTCTGTTCTCCTTTGGTTTCTTTTAGCCTTAGAAATAAATAATAAAAAATATGAAAAACTCCTTGCTAAAGCTTTTGAGCCTGCTAGGCTCTGTCCGTTGGTAGAAACACAAATAAACAAAAAATATGAAAAACGACTGCAAAAACGCCATCCGATACCTGACCACTAAAACCTACGAAAGGTTTGCCAAATACAAGGAATCAGTCTCTGTGCTTTCCTTGCCGGGAGAAAGCTGGGAGTTTGAGAATCACATCCTGAACCATCAGGACTACCGAAACTGCATCCAGCAAATTCCCTTGGATCTGCAATTGGTTTGCTTTGAGAAGAGTTTCCGCACCTATTCTGTCAATAACTTGCTAGACAGAAATAAAGACAATAAAACCAAATACATCAACGACAAGCTCAACCAAGATCACCTAAAATTACTTCAGAGCAAAAATAAATTCTTGTGGTTTGACTTTTGCGGCAACCCCTCGGTGGAATGCCTGAGGTTCCTTAATAGCTCTTTTGTTCAAGGGGAAAAGATTTGTGCAATATTTACTTTCACTTTGGGCTGGCGACACAGGGACAATTTGCCAAAGGAAATAAATTTTTTGTCACAAAATAGTGCCACCAATGAGCAAGCTGTTGAGGCTTATTTTAGAGTAGCACTAAAAGAAATGAATGCCAGCATTGAAGGCTACTCCAATAAAATTAATTTACTGTGGAAATACACCTACATCAGCAGCCGTGCGCCAATGATCTGCCTGTGCGTCACCAATGACCCCGCCTTGAAGCAGGAAAGCGCACTGAAAGGTCAGGGAGAACTTTTGAAGCCCGATCAGGAAATTACTCCTGCCGCAGAAATAAAGGGAGATCTGGGAGCGGGAGAGGAGTTGGTTCAGCAGATGAGGACCACCAAGCAAAGCCTCGCAGCACAGAAGGCTTGGGTGACCCGCAGGGCAAATGCGGCAAAAGCCGCTCTGGCAGTCGCTCAACCTGCCGCAGAAAATATTTAAAATAAATATTGCAAGGGCCACCATTCTAGCCCAGACTAGCCTCTCAATGATCACCTTAGAACTAGATCAGCAAGCGAACGGGCAGTGGCGTTACCGCATTCTCCAATGCTTCCACAAAGAGCAATTTGTTAAGGTAGACTGGCAATGGGGACCGTTCAGCGAAATGGAAACAATCCAACAGGCAAAGGACCGCTTTGGTCGCTTTGACAAGATTTTAATTCTGGACTGGATTTAAATAAAAAACAACCTTGGGGTCAGGTCTAAAAGCCCCGTTTTATTTTAAGATGAAAATTCCTTACGACAGCCGAGTTGCAATCAGGACCGCTCTTCAATTGCGCCTAGAAGATCTTGAGAAGCGCATCCAACGGGCAGAACAAAATAAAGACAAAATAAATTTAGAATTCTGGACAGAAAAACACCAAGCTCTTGTTACTGCAATCCAAGACCTGCAAGAAGTTCTTTAGTCTTAAATAATAAATAATATGAAGATGGAAATAAACACAGAAGATTTGGTTGTTCCCCTGCGCTACTACAAGGGCTGGCGCATTGAATTTTCAGTTAAGACAGAAAGATTTGATTCTCCTATCCTTTGTTTATTTGGGTTTTCTTCTGTAGCTGATTTGGAAAAGGCTATGGACTATGCTATTGACCAGCGGAGCAAATAAAATGAAAGTGCTTCTTAAGGTCAGCACCTTTACCACAGAAACAATTGTCGAAATAAATAAAATAAAATACAGAATAACTACCAGAGGAGGAATTTGCCCAGAAACAAATAAGAAGAGCCGGGCTATTACTTTTGATTTTGTAAGAGTAGATAAAACTAGATTGACAGAAAAAGAAGAAAAGATTGGCGACGAAATCTTTGAATCAATAATCAGGGATTAATAAATAATAACAGAAATAATAATAAATAACATGAATCCCCTAGAAGAAATTCTCAATAGACTAGAAGAGGCCAAGCTTCAAATAAATAACTCTGAAATAAAAGAAATCCTTGATGAAATAACTTTTGCTTTGGATCTTTTAGCAGAAGAAATAAAATAACTTGCCAAGCTTTAAATAATAAAGGCAGAAATAAAGAAGGTCTCCTGGCTCTTTTGCTTAGCTGCAAAGGGGCTTTTTTTATTTTACCAGAGAAAAGAAAAGGAGTCAAACAAAAACTTTCCCCAGGCGAAAAGAATTTTTAAGGTGCGCGGCTAGTCAAACCCAGGCGGAAAGGTTTTCAGGTGGACAGCTACTTAAAATGTTCCATGTGGAACAAAAGGAGCCGGGAGCCGACAGGGAGCCGACAGGGAGCGAAAGAAAAAACTCGACAGAAAGAAAGTGAGGGACTAGGTTGGCTCCGTTCTTTGGATGCCTTCAATTGAGACCGCACCGGCAAGGTGCGCGGGGGAACCTTCTGACTGTTCTATGCGGGACGGGAAGGGGAACCGGGCAGAAAAGGGACAATTTACTATGGGTCACGGGATCAATTCAAAGCGGGACTTTCAAGCCGGGACAACGATGGCTTGGCATCAATTGACGAGACTTCTGAAGGTGATCGGGCGGGATGTTTTCCCGGAGATAGTTTCGGTCCCCCTACTGTACACGGTGGGGGATCAATTGAAGGAATGGGAAGGCGTCACGGTTCCGATTAGCGCGGACGATGGGCTTCCGGTTGGGGTTTCAAGCGAGGAAAGCTACACGGTATTTCAACCCAGAGCCGCTTTTGACTTTGTGGCGGAAACCTTGGCGGGGACTCGGTTCACGGTTGAAAGCGCGGGAATGCTCTTCAACCGGAGCCGTTGGTTCCTCTCGGTTCACTTGGACGAGCTAAAGGACGTCGCTCCTGAAGGCCAGCAATTCAACCTTGTTTGGAGTGGTGGGCTGGCGCATAACCAGCGTCCAATGTGCGTTCTTACGGCGTATCGGGCAGTGTGCGCCAACACGGTTGCAATGGGCCGGGAGGAAGGCAAGGCACTGTTCGCGGCAAGATGTACAAAAGGCTTCAACGCGAAACTGGAGGGGAGCCGAGCGGAGATAGAATCGGCGGTTGGCATGGCGCGGATCTTTGCGGCAACGCTGGCGGGACTGGACACTATCCCGGCGACGGTAGACAAGGCGCGGCAAGTTTACGCTGGAGAACTGGCGGAGGCTGGCGCGGATCTTGCCTCAACCCGGAGCCGCAACACTCTCGACGATATGGTAACGCTGTTCCGGAGCGGGGCAGGGAATGACGGTGACGATAGGGGTGACGTGTTAAACGGGTTTACCGAGTATTTTGGGCGCGGCATTGCAGGGGGAACTAAGGACAAGTTCTCCCGTTGGGCATCGTCTGAGTTTGGCGCAAGCGCGGAGCGCAAAGCCGGGTTCCTGCGGGACATTGCCGGGAGCGGATGGGACAGGCTGGAGGCAGTGGGCAAGGCAGCACTGGCGGACGCTAGAAAGGCAACGGTGACGGTTTGATCGGTTGGGCTTTGCTGCTCTTCCTGTTCCTGTTCCTGCGGGAACTTAGAAAGCGGAAACGATAGGATAGGACAAAAGCCGGAGGGGAAACCCTCCGGCGTTTTTTATTTATAGACAGGAAACAAGTCCGCCTGTACCTTGTCCCCTGTCCGGTGCGGATTCCCGCAGCACCGGACGCAATCAAACCAGCGGGACAAGCCGGGGCAGGGCCGGTAATTCTATACAGTGAAAAACAAAATCGTCAGCGCGTCCCAATTGATGGCATTTGCCGCAATGCTTGAAGAAAAGAGGTTAACAGCCGCCGCCGCAGCAAAGGCCAGCAAAAAGGCCAAAGAGATGGCGGAGGCTTTGGGGCTATCGGCGGAAAGTTACATCCTGAAGTCGGACGACAAAGCCACCGAAGTGGTGGCACTGTTTAATGTGCGGCCAGTGGCCGCAATTGCGGAGAGGGAAGACCGCTTTCACTCTTTCAAGGTCACAAAGTTACCCCCATACGCGGGAGCCACTGCGGTGGCCGAGGCTTTAATTTGCGCCAGCTAGGTTGACGTTCAAGTTCCCAATGCCCCCGGCGCAAGCCGGGGGTTTTTCTTTGCGCCTGTCCCCGCCTGTCCCCTGTCCCCTGTCCCCGCTTGTCCCCCTGTCCCCGCCTGTCCCCTGTCCCCTGTCCCCGCTTGTCCCCCTGTCCCCGGCCCAAAGTGTCGTTTTTTGACCACCCTTTACGTTAGCGTTAAATTTCGCATCGTGTTTTCCCGGTAGGGTAAGGACAGCGGGCAATTTTGGACCCCTCAAAAAACAGCGTTTTTACAGGGGTTTTTGCAAAAAATCTCCAAGTCAAGCACAAAATAAAATGCGCCAAATCGAATCCTAGCGCGTTTTTTCGGCATATTGACCGCCTGGGATCGGCCCACCACCTGGAAAAATACGCAAGCAAAATCGTAAAAATATTTTCATGCCAAGTGCCTGGGATTTTGTGAAATTTTTTTTCACTTTTCGCTTGACACCCCCTTTCTGAAATGTTACAATCCCGCCCGTTCGGGGGCGCGCGGGGGGGCCATTTTCTCAATCTCCCCTATTTCATTATATTCTTCTAATAAGTCAAAATAAAAAATTCATGGGCCTTTATTTTCTATATAGTTCTTTTAATATACATAACAAAAAAACAAAAGCTCTACCCCTATACATTAGTTATATTTAATTTATCTTTATAGGAGGCCATAGGCCGTACCCCCCTATTTTCTTTTCTTTAATAAAAATAAACAACACAAACAAAAACAAAGATCAAAAATTCCCCGGGGCTTTTTTTTTCTATAGGGGTCTTTTAAGATACTAGAAGAATTTTCTTGACAAAATGCCCCGAATGATCAACAATAGTACGCTATGAATAAATTACTAAAACTAGCATTCTTAATTGCAACACTAACTACAGCGGCCTTTGCCCAAAATGCCCCAGTTCGCGCTTCTTTTGAAGCCGGGTATGCCTCAACGTACCTTGTGAACGGCTTGTCTCGAACCAAGGCAACTCCTTTTGCAGGAGTTGGTCTAGGCTCAACATACTATGGGGTTGATGTAGGCGTGTCTGGTACAATTCTCCCAGTTAGCGAGAATCTCGATGAGAGCCACTGGGCTTTCAATGTAGGGAAGGGTTTTCAACTCTTTGAGGGCGTAACATTGCGAACAGATGGCGCAGTAATTCGCCACCAAGCTGGCGACCCAAATATCCCAAACTCCACAGAAGCAAACATTAAGGTTGCTCTACAGAATAATTTCTTTACTCCCTATGCCAAGGCAGTATATGACATTAATCTAGAACAATATGGATATGGTGTTGGACTAGAGCGCCCAACCAGCGTATTTGGTTGGTTTACTGTTACTCCTGCTTTGGAGTACCTTAAGCTAAGTGACTCTGCTAATGCTATTGCAAAGATTGGTGTGAGCCGCACCTTCTTTGAGCATCTAACAGCTTTTGCGGAGGTTACTTACATCAAGAATGACTTTGATGTTTCTGCATTTAACTTTGCTCGCAAGGAGCTAGACGGTGAAGTAGTTGGCGCTGGCGGTTTGCGCTGGACCTTCTAAAAAATATATAAGTTCAGTAGTTCTAATCCTCAAGTTGAAAAACTTGGGGATTTTTTGTTGTTATATATATAATAGGTAATGTCAAAACAAGATAAGTCCCCAAAGATTCTTCAGAGAGACAAGTTCAAAGAAGAAATAAAGATCAGAGAACTCAATTGGACAGACAAACAAAAAGAATTCATAAATATAGCCCTGAATAAGGATGTAAAAATGATGTTTATTAGCGGCCCCGCAGGGTCTTCCAAGACCCTATTGAGCATCTACTGCGCCCTTCAGCTAATCAAGGACAAGAAGGTCAGTGACATTATGTATATCCGATCTCCAGTAGAGAGCAGCGACAGCAAAATTGGATTCCTGCCCGGAGACGCAGACGAAAAGCTAAAATATTACAACCTGCCCTTTTCAGATAAGCTAGAAGAACTCTTATCTAAGCAATACATTGAAGCTCTTAATAACCAAGGCCGCCTCCAGAGTCACCCATTGTCGTTCGTGCGGGGCATGAGCTGGAATTGTAAGGCTATTATTCTTGATGAAGCTCAAAACTGCACTCAAAAAGAAATCGTAACCCTAATGACAAGAGTTGGAGAGTTCAGTAAGTGCTTTATTCTTGCTGATCCTGACCAATCTGATTTGGCTTATGGTAAATCTGGTGGCTTTGAGAAGCTGCAAACTATCTTTGGCGACGAGGAGAGCAAAGAAAAGGGTCTCTACTCATTCCACTTCACTGAAGACGACATTAAGAGAAGCGATCTAGTAAAATTTATAGTTAAAAAACTAAAAGGTTTTTCTCCAGCCCTGAGAGTATAAATATTTTGTTAGGGTAGCTGAGAATTTTCTTACTTTTTTTTCTGTTTTTTCGAAAAAGAAAGCATGCGCAAACTCTTCAATAGTAACAGCCAGTTCTCTTCTTGGAAGCAAGGAGGGATCTATGATTATCTTGGGATTTTTGGACTCAGGGTTATCACAAAGGCCCTCAGCAGCGAATTTGTAGTTAGGTTTTACCTTATCTACAGTATATTCATAGCCTTCATCTGTTTTGAATTTGAAACCTTTGCTCATATTCCTTATAATAATCAACCATGAGAATTTATTGTCAAAAATGCGGGACCGGAATAGATTATGCATATGAAAAACCAAATTTCTGCACAAAGTGTGGCTTTAATTTTTCACCAGTCAAATCTGTTGTTGCAAAAACTATTCCTTCCAGACCGAATACTATTACACATTCTGAAGAGGAAACAGAAGATATAGAATCTTTGGACAATATTAAGAATATGTCTAAGTTAGATGTTGAAGTTTCTGCTTCGCCAGATCGCAAGACTAAATTTAAAGACATAATTGGTACAAGGTCGGATCGTCCAATGGAAGACCAGCAAACTCAAGCTGGACCTATAGACAAAAAAGAGTTCTTAGAGTCCTTCAGGAAAGAAGCTGGATTCTATCCGTCCAGAAACCAAGATAATGAAGAAGAATAAATTAAAATTTGAGAAAAATTTAGATTTAATTAATGCGGAAATCCTGAAAAGGAAAAATAAGTGGACCTTATCCGCCCTTAACTGGATCGATTTTGAAGATGTTGCCCAGATTGTTAGGTTCCATTTGTATAAAAAATGGGATCTCTACGATCCTGCAAAACCGATCTTACCTTGGATAAATAGAATCATATCCAATCAAATAAAAAACATAATTAGAAACAATTATGGCAATTATGCTAGGCCGTGTTTAAAATGCGCCGCATCTTTAGGAGATTCTGGATGCAGAATATATGGAGAGCAAAACTCAATATGCCCCATGTACGAAAATTGGAAAAATACAAAAAAGAATGCTTACGATATAAAAATGGCAGTGTCAATTGAAGATCATCCAGCAGAAATAAATAACAGAAGTCAAGAATCCTTAGACATACAAAAAGCAACAGCAAATTTAAACATAGTAATGCAAAAGGTTCTTAAGCCAATGGAGTGGCAAGTGTATGATCTATTATATATTCAATTGAAAAACGAAGAGCAAGTTTGTAAAATACTAAAGCTGAAATTTGATAAGAGCTCTAAAACAGGATACAACAAACAGCTTAGAAATATTCAAAAATCTATAATAAAAAAAGCAAAACTTGTCATTAGAAATGGAGAAATAGATCTATGAATCAACCAACCTTAACAAAAGAGCAAGAAGATTTAATCATTCAAATCTGGAATACCAATAAGGACAACCCACCAAGTCTGCAAGAGCTTACTCAAAAAGCTTTTCCTGATGTTCCTAATGTTGATGGCAGAAGCGTTTATGGTAAAGCGGTAAAAATTTTTTTAGCCTCTAGATCTTTAAATGTAAAAACTAAAAGCCAATACACTCCCAAGAATAGAATCGATTTTACTCAAGATCAGAAGGATTATATCTCTAATAATGCTTCTTTAATGTCTGCTGTAGAAATATCTAGAGAGCTTTTTCAAAACTACTCTTTAAATAACCTCTCAATAGAAGCTAGAAGTGTTCAAGAGTATTTGGACTCCTTACCTAAGCAGGTTAACCCAGGAACTAGCACAGAAGAGGAAGAGAGTCAGGGAGATTATAAGCCACCTAAGAATTCGGAGCGGGCTTTAGTAAGAGTAAATAAGTATGTTCTCAATGGATTAGACAAAGACAAAATTACAGCCCGAAACAAAAAAGAATTAACATCTCTAATATCTTATTTACATACCTATAGATTTCTCCATCAGATAGGAACATACGGAAAGCAAGGGGACAGAGATTTATTTGAGAGCAGCTTCATCAGGTATACCTACGATAAGTCAGATCTTACCCAAGAAGAGGTAGATCAGTATATTGTTTTGGCAACAGAGGTAGTAATCTCTTCTAATATTCAAGCAGCAATACAAACTCTGCAAGAGCAGATAGATATAGAAGTAAATTCTGGCAATAGAATTCCAATGCCTCTAATAGAAGCAGTAACTTCAGCCCGAACAGAATACAATCAATGTGTTACTCGCCAACAAAAACTTCTTAACGACCTAAAAGTCAAAAGAAGTGAAAGACTATCTAATCAAGTAAAAGATAATGCCTCTATTCTTAACCTAGTTCAAATGTGGAAAGACGAAGACACTAGAAAAGAAATGATAAAGATGGCAGATATGAGAAGAGAAGTCTTAAAGGGAGAAGTCGGCCGTCTCTCATCTATGGACGATGTTAAAGCTCGCATTTTTGGCCTAACAGAGGAGGAAGTTTTAGATGGTTAAATGTAAAATTTGCAACGTAGAGTTTGAAACAGATAAATCTTTTCATGGGCATCTCAAGTCTCATCAATTGAGAATGGTAGAGTACTACCAAACTCATGAGCCGAGATACGATTTGCTCACTGGAGAATTAATAAACTTTAAAAACAAAGACTATTACTTCTCTAATGATTTTAATAATAAAGTCTCCATGAAAAAATGGCTAAAGCTACAAGACTTAGCCCTTCAAAAAGAATATTTAAAAAAACTTCTCTCTCAAAGAAAAGAAAAACACAACTTAATTTATGCACCTACTGAAGTGGAGCTTAGATCTATTACTAGCCCGCCCGTTCCTTATTATCACAGTCTTTTCTCTGATTATTATAGCCTTTGTAGTGAAATGGGCTTCAAAAACAAATACGAATATCCAAAAGAAGAGTTGAAATATAAAATTAAGGACGGCTTTAGTATTTATATTGATACCAGAGAGCAGATGCCTCTTGTTATTGACTACCCAACAGAAGTTAAAGGCTTAAAATTCGGAGATTACGCCATTAATGATCCAGAAAATAAATGTTATATTGAAAGAAAGTCTATCTCTGATTTCATTGGCACAATGAGCGGTGGATACGAGAGATTTTGTAAAGAGATTGAGCGCTCCATAGCAGCAGAAGCCAACCTAATTGTATTGGTAGAGCGCCCGCTTCAAGAGTGCTTGAGCTTTCAGTATCTCAACTACGTCTCTAAGAAAATTAAAGTCACACCAGAGTTTATTTTCTTTAATGTTAGAGAGCTAATTCAGAAATATAGCAATGTACAATTTTTATTCGTAGATGGTAGAGAAGAATGCGTCAGAATAATGAAGAAAGTATTTTTTAGCAATGGCGAATACAAAAAATACGACCTACAATTAATGTACGACTTAAAACTACTGTAATATGTGGCACGAAACAACTAAATACAAAAAGAAGACTCAAAATTATAACGAAATTTTTAGTCAACTTAAGGGAGAGCTTGAAGATAGAGAAGCAAAGATTACTCTTTGTAAATTTTTGCGGCAAAATCTTTATTTAACTACATATTTGTTGACTGGAATTAAGCTCTCTCCTTATCAAGAGATCACTTTAAAGGGAATGTTCAATAGAAACTTCTCTATGTGCGTTTGGGGTCGTGGTTGCGCCAAGTCATTCATTGCTAGTGTGTATTGTGTGCTGCAATGCATCTTTGAACCAAACACAAAGATACTAATAGCTGGCCCTACTTTTCGTACAGCTAGAGCAATATTCAATAACATAGAAAAAATGTCCGAAACTAAAGGCGCGGAATTATTATTCCAAGCTTTTGGAGCTAAGAGCAAAAGAAACGATCTCTATGAATGGGATATCAATGGCGGATCTATCAGAGCTATTCCTCTAAGCGGCGAAAAGATTCGTGGTTTCCGTGCAAACATTCTTGTACTAGATGAGTTCTTACTTTTGCCAGAAGAGATTATCAAAAATGTATTGATGCCATTCCTTGTTGCTCCTCAAGACATGAAAAGGCGTATTGATATTCGAGAAATGGAGGACTTGCTAATTAAAGAAGGTAAGATGAAGGAAGAAGATAGAATGGTCTTTGTGAATAACTCTAAAATGATAGCTCTTTCTTCTGCAAGCTATACTTTTGAGAATCTTTATAAGACTTATCAAGAGTGGGTCAACAAAATAACATCGCCAGAAAAAGAAGACTCTACTTATTTCGTTTCTCAGTTAGGATATGAGGCTTTGCCAGCAGAGATGATAGATAAAACAATTATTGAAGAAGCTCAAAGTGGTGGAACTTCTCACTCTGCATTTCTTAGAGAGTATTGCGCTCAATTTACCGATGGATCAGATAGTTATTTTAGCGCAAAGAAGATGGAAGAGTGTACTCTTAAAGACGAATACCCTCATACTCTAGTTAGAGGCAGCGCTGGGAAAAGATACGTCATAGGAATTGATCCTAACATGAGCGATAGCCCAAATGCGGACTATTTTGCTATGGCTGTTTTAGAAATAGATGATGATACTGGAATAGGAATTCTTGTTCATACTTATTCTGGATTAGGGAACCTAAATAATCACGTTAAATATTTAGCTTACTTAATGTCAAGCTTTAATGTAGTTCTAGTTATTTGTGATAATGCTGGAGCAGACATATTTTTAGACACTTGCAACGAATCTGACATTTTTAAATCCAATAAATTAAAAATCAAAGCATTCGATTTTAATTCAGACCTAGACGGAACAGAGTATGAGACCGAAGCTAGAAACGCAAAAGCTCAGTACAATCAATCAGAAGGAAAAATAGCATTTAGCCAAGTCTTCTCCTCTGGATTTATTAGAAAAGGCAACGAATATTTACAAGCTTGCATTGACTATAAGAAAGTTTTATTTGGATCTAGAACTTGCTCTAATGAAAAGTTTTTTAGCCAAGTAATAGACAGTCATTTGCCAAGAGAATTAATATTTAATGGCGACAAGCAAGAATGGACTAACCTTGATTTTATTGAGAATCAAGATGACTATATATATCAAACAAAAAAACAATGCGCCCTAGTAGAATACACAACCAGCTCTAGAGGAATGCAAAACTTTGATTTACCGCAGCATCTTAAGCGTGGATCTTCAGCAACTAGAGCCAGAAAAGATAACTATTCTGCATTTATGTTGGCTAACTGGGGACTCAAGTGCTATAATGAAATAATGAAGCAAAATACGGAAAATAATACATTTACATTTACTCCAGTAATGTTTTAGTGTAATTCCTTTGGGGTATGCCTAATTTAATCAGAAGAAAACAAGTTGATCAATCAGAGTTTTCTGGCTTCTTTGTTGATGTCGGAGGCGTTAATTATTACCCTCTAAACACGAACCCCTCAAACTATATTGACAATGGAGATCTAGCTACAGCTACTGGTCAAGTTTATGTAGACCTCAACGCTACATCAGGCAATTTAAATACTTCTATTATTTTATCTGGCCAAAATTCAATTGCTTATACAAATTTAGTTAGCGGAAACTTATCTACAGTTTTAACTTCTTCTGGGAACTCGTTAACCTCCTCTATTAATTCTCTAAGTGGATATGTGATATTGGTTAGCGGAAATTTAACTGGTCAAATATCAAATACTAGTGGAGTTTTAAATGCAAAGATTAATACTACTAGTGGAGATTTAAAATCCTATACTAATGCAGTATCTGGAAACTTATCTTCCGAGATTTCTGCCACTTCTAGCGCTACTGTTGTTAATTCTATTGTTAGCGGAAACAATTTTAATTTCACTGGTCAAAAAATATTTAATTCTGCCATATCTGCACCAAGAATTAATTTAAGTGGCTTAGCAGCGCCTAGTCAAATTGCAATTGTAGCATCTTCTGGAATGGTTTCTATAGTTGGATCTTCCGGAACATTCATATCTTTCGTAGAAACTGGAATTGGCAGTGCGTCTAATTCTCTCTGGGCAGTTACCGATGCCGCTGGCTTGCCCATGTTAGAATTGTATGATGACTACAAATTAGTTTTAGGTCATGATTCTAGAAAGTCCATAGTTCTAAGTGGTATTTCTGGATATGTAATTATGCCTAGTTTACCAGACTATACTCAAACCACTAGTTTACCTAGTGGATCAATTTTTAGAAGCGGCAATTTTTTAATGATTAAATAAGGAACAAGAATGAAGAAAAAAACACTCCAAGATATAATTCCTTTGATGGCGTCAGCTTCTACGACCTCAGATACTCCCACTTCTGCTCGCAGAAACATAGCTGGCACCATTGAAAGAACAGAACGTTTTCATAATATTGATTATGGTCTAGTTCCATTCAAGTATTCCAATACCATTTCTAACAAAAGCTCGCTCAATGTAAGAGATGCAGTTATTCTTTGCCAAAAAGCTTATTATAATTTCTCTTCCTTCAGAAATGTTATTGATTTGATGACGGAGTTTTCTTGCAGCCCTATTTACTTCACAGGCGGTAATAAGAAGTCTAGAGATTTCCTAAACGCTCTATTCAAAAAGATAAATATAGAGAACTTTATTGATAAATTTTTTAGAGAGTATTATCGTTCTGGTAATGTTTTTATTTATAGATTCGATTATAAAGTAGAGCAAGAAGATGTAAATAAAATAACTCAAGTTTTTGGAAGCGAATCTATTGCTGCGGAAAAATTACAGCTTCCATCAATGTACATGGTATTAAATCCAGCGGACATTCAATATGGTGGTAATATTTCTTTTGTAGGAACTAATTATTATAAGATCTTAACTGATTATGAGTTGGAAAGACTGCGTCACCCAACTACTGATGAAGATAAAGAAGTACTCAAGAGTTTAGATGAGCAAAATAAACTAAGATTAAAGAAAAAGACTCTATCTGGAGCAGGAGCGTTTATCACAATTCCTCTTAATACAGAAAAAGTTTCTGCTGTATTTTATAAAAAGCAAGATTACGAGCCATTCTCTGTCCCTATGGGCTTCCCAGTTCTTGAAGACATAAACTGGAAGCAAGAAATGAAAAAGATGGACATGGCTCTCACTAGAACAACTCAACAAGCTGTTCTATTGATTACTATGGGCTCTGAATTAAAGAGCGGCGCTTTAAATATTAATCAAAAGAATATTGAAGCTATGCAAGCCCTTTTCCAAAATCAGTCTGTAGGAAAAGTCCTTGTTTCAGACTTTACTACTAAAGCTGAATTTATAATTCCTGACATTGCTAACATTCTTGATCCCAGAAAATACGAAGTAGTAAACACAGACATTCAACAAGGACTAAATAATATCCTTATTGGTGACGAGAAGTTCTCTGCCACAAGCATTAAGGTAAATATTTTCATGCAAAGACTTGAGCAGGGAAGACAAGCTTTCATAAATAACTTTTTGGTGCCAGAAGTAAAGAGACTTTGCAAGAGCTTAGGATTTAAGAATTTCCCAATGCCTCATTTCGAAGAGATAGACATTAGAGACGCTTCAGTTTGGCAAAGAGTTGTTGCTCAATTGATGCAGTTGGGAGTTTTGACTGCTGAGGAAGGTATGCAAGCTATCTCTACTGGAAGATTGCCAACTCCAGATGAGTCAGTTGAGTCTCAAAGAAAATACAAAGACCTAAAAGACGAAGGACTCTATGCTCCATTAGCTGGAAATGCTGCTGGCGGGCAAACAGGAAGACCTCCAGGAGTTTCTACTCCTCAATCATCAAAAACATCTTCGCCTCCAGGATCTAACAAAAAAGCTCCAGCAATAGCCAATTATTCTGTAGCTAAAATTTCACAATCTTTTAGAGAATACGAAAATTTAACTAACGATACAATTGAGGCTTTGAAGAAAAAACACAAAAAGAAATCTCTAAATAAAGAACAAACAGAAATAGCAGAGTCAATTGCTAAAGCTATCTTTATGAATGAAGAAAAAGATAATTGGGATTCATCAATTAAAGCTTATTTAGCTGGCAATACTAAATCAAATGCAGATAAAATTAACAAACTAGCTAAAATAGCTGAAGATCATTCTGTTGATCTTTTTTCAGCAGCTATATTAAATTTTAGTCAAACATACTCAGAAAAAGTGTAATATTTATAGTTACAAAATGAATTCAGAAGCTAAAACCAGAAACAATGACAAGAAACACGAATCGGCGAGTTTCTTCATTGACATTTCTAAAAAAGAATGCGGCTCAATCGATAAAGACGATTCGATTGCTGCTGGAGAGGCTATGAGGAGTAAGGCGGGGCATCTAGATATAGAAATAGAAGCAAAAAGACCAGGGCCAAGAAGCTCAGCTCAAACCCCATCTTTGCCATCCGAAAAGAAAAAAGGCTCTGAAAAGAACAAGCCCGGATCTGCTGGAGAAAAAAGTTCAGATGCAATTTCTTTTTCAAAAAAAGTAATAGAAGCACTAAAGAATAAGGTCAGAGAGCACAACTCAAAGCATTCTAGAAAAGTTTCTTTATCACAATTAAAGAAGGTTTACAGAAGAGGAGCTGGAGCTTTTAGCTCTTCTCATAGACCCGGCAAAACAAGAGGCCAATGGGCCATGGCTAGGGTTAATATGTTTTTAAGAATGATGTCTGGTGGAAAGGTCAAAGACGCTTATAGAAAAGCAGACCAAGATGTTGCAAAGTCTTCATTAGATACTATAGATATTTCTAATTTATGGGAGCCAGGGGAGGAAGATTTAGCTCAAGCTTCTTTGGACATTCAAGAAATTGGCGATTTTGAGTTCGATAGCGTTGATGAGCTTTACTTAGACGAAGACTCTACCGCAGAAAAATGGTACGAAATTTAATTATGAAATTTCAATATACAACAACATTTAGCTCCATACTGAAGCCAATAGTTTCAGAGGAGAAAGACAAATATTTAGCATTAGCTTCTTTAGTGCAATTAGGAGATTTTATTCCTAATGTAAATACAGAGAAAAATGTTGATTTACTTCCGGTAGCTTTTAATGCTGCCGTAATTAATAGAGTAAATAAGAATGGAGATGTAATTGATACTGCTACCGCAGCTGCTGTTTATAAAGATTTTATCAATAAGCCAATTAACTTAGAGCACAATAGAGAAAAAATTATTGGTGTTATTTTAACTGCTGGTTTTAGTGAGTTTGGATCTGACACTATTCTAACAGAAGAGGAAATTACAAACCTAAAGGGTCCATTTAATATTACTTTGGGAGGAGTTTTATGGAGAATAGCTAACCCAACACTAGCAGATATGATAGAAGACTCTGGAGACTCATCTAGTGGCAATTATCAAAAGATCAGCGCTAGTTGGGAACTTGGATTTAGTGAATTTAATTTAGTAGTCATAGAGGGAGAATCTAAGAACATCGAAGATGGCTTAGAAATCTCAGACGCTTCTCAGGTAGAAGATATGAAGGCTAATTTGAGAGCCTTTGGCGGAACTGGAAAAATTGGAAAGAGTAAATCAGTATATAGAAAAGTAGTTGGCAATGTTATTCCTCTAGGAATTGGATTAACAGAGACTCCTGCTGCTGATGTAAAAGGAATAATTACAACTAAAAATGACTCACAAGAAGTCAAAGCTGAAGAAATTATTTCCAAAAATGAAAATTTGAATGTAAATACTTCTATAAATCAAGATACTATGAAAATTACAAGCATCAAGGATATAACAGACGAGAACTTGAAGCAAATTTCCGCTTCGCAGATCTCCGATCTCATTGAACAAGAATTGAAGACTGCCTCAGAAAAATTCGCTGCTGAAAAGAGCGCTGTTGATACTGCTCTCAAGGCTGCACAGGAACAATATAATACTCTATTAAGCTCGCAAGACGCTCTTAAGCAAGAGGTTGATTCGTTGAAGTCTGAACTACAATCTACTCAAGAGGAGATGCAAAAGGCTGCTGCTTCTGAAGCATTTAATTCTAGAATGGCCAGCTTTGAAGCTGAGTATGATCTAGATGCTGAAGCCAGAGAGGTTATTGCCAAGGATATTTTCAATCTTGATGACGAATCTTTTGCCGCTTATAAAAATAAGATGGCTATTTTCATGAAGAATAAGAAGAAGGGCGCTAAAGAGGAGTCCCAAAAAGAAGATTCCATGAAAGAAGACAAGGAAGCTAAGGCTTCTGTCTCCGAAGTAGTAGAAGACGTTACTGATTCAGCTAAGAAAGAGGTCGTTGGAGTTCCAATGACATCTTCAGCATCAGACTCTTCACTCTTCGATAAATATAAAAAAGCTTTTGATTACGACGGATTCGTAGTCACAAAAAAATAACATAATAAAAATAAAGGAAAAATATGCCTTATCAATTAAGACCTTTTAGAGATTATGACGAACATGATGTACTAAATCTGTTCGCATACGACACAACAAACCTAACCGCTGGTCAAATTCAAGTCCCTAAGGGCGTTCTCGTAAAGATCGCCACTGGCTGGAAGAACTATGACTCTGGCGCTGTTCTTGGCGGTGGAATTGATTTCATAGGAAGCGCTGGCACCTTGGCTCCAAACAACGTTGTTTCTCAACGTTATGGAGTTGTCGCTAAAGTAGTTGCTGCAACCACTGGAGAGACTCCAGTAGGTATGATGCTCTACGACGTAAGAGACGTAGACGAGAACGGTGAGCTTCTCAAGTATAAACCCCGTAAGGCTGCCGAGATGCAGGCTGTAATTCCTGGACAAGCTGTTCCAGTTGTTACCCGTGGCGTTTTCCTAGTTCAAGGCGTTCTTGGAACTCCTGCTGCTGGAGGCACAGCCTACGCTGGTCTCACTGGTCAAATCACTGCCTCAACCGGAACTCACCCAATTTCAAACGTTGCAATTGGCAGATTCCTTGGAGCCGCCGATACAAACGGCGAAACCCTCGTTAAATTGGACCTATAATATAAAGGATTAACATGAGAATTAAACTTAAAAATACACCTGAACAAGTAGAGCTAATCAAAGCCCTTGGTTCTAAAAACAGACTAGTTGCTGCTGAGGCTGCTGAAGCTTTCGCCGCTTTCCTTGGACCTGTTATTCAAAGAGTTATTTTGCAAGCCGGTACAGCTTCTCAAATCTATACCGATGCACCATTCGATGAGAATGACTCTCCTAGCTATCCTCTTGATCTCTATTATCAAGAGCTAAACAACGGCTACGTTAGCGTTTGGTCTCAAACTCTAGCTGGCGGTCTTCCTAGCGCTCAAGACGTTTCTGCTATTCAAGAGGTTAAGATTGCTACCTATCGTCTCGATAGCGCAGTTTCAATCAATAAGAGATATGCTCGTCAAGCTCGCTTGGACGTAATTGCCAAGTTGGTTGAGCGTATGTCCCAAGAAGTTCTTGTTAAGCAAGAGCGTAATGCTTGGGCCGTTATCCTTAAGGCTCTTGGAGAAGCTTCTACAACTCCTCAAGGTGGATCTGCTCTCAAGCACTACACCGAGGCTGGTTCCCTAGGCCAATTCAAGCTTGATGACCTCAACAAGCTAATGACCCGCGTCAAGAGAATCAATGAGTCATGGGCTGGCGGTACTCCTGCTGATCCATACAGCACTGGATTGACTGATCTATATGTCTCCCCCGAGATTAAAGAGAACATCCGCTCCTTCGCTTACAACCCATTGAACACAGTTAATCCTGATGGTTCTGCTGCTGGCGCTTCTACTGTAGGTATTCCTCTCTCAGACAACATGAGAGACGAGATCTATCGCAGTGCTGGTATGCAAGAGATCTATGGTGTAAATATCGTTGAGTTGATTGAGCTTGGTAAGTCTAAGAAGTACAACATCCTCTTCGACAACTACATCACCAATCTTCCAGTCACCACTGGAACAGCCTTCAACCCTGGAGTTCACCAAATCTTGGTTGGTGTTGATAACACCAAGGGAGCTTTGATCCGCCCAATTGCTACTACCTCTGAAACCGGTAGCCAATTCAACGTACAACCAGACGATCAGTTCCTACAAAGAACCGATAAGACTGGATTCTACGGATCAATGGAGGAAGGCCGCATCTGTATTGATGCCCGTGCCCTCTCTGGTATCATTGTCTAATATTTAACGGAATTACAAAACCCGCTGGGGAAACCTAGCGGGTTTTTTTATTTGATTTATCTAATTTATAATTTTATAATTTATCATGAGTAAAAAGACAAAGCTCAAGCAACTTAACCAAATTGACGCCAAGGCTGAGCCTCCTAAAGCAATGACACTAGACCAGTTGTGGGGCAGTCAAGGTTTATCAAAATATACAGTAGATAATGCTGAAGACTATAAGGCTTATCTTCGCTCTTTAAATAGAACAGACATTCACGCCCATGCTATTCAAGTAGGAATTTTGCCAAATGATAACATGGAAATTCTTTTTTCAAGGCTAGAAAGAGAATTCCAAAGACACCTCTGCTCCTATCAAACTCCTTCTCAAACTCCAAAAAAGGAAAAGAAGGTTTCTAAAGAAATCGAGAAGATTTTATCAGAGGGTCGATAATTTGTGTAATTCAATAGATGGGAAACTTAGTTAGGATAAAGCAAATTGACAAACCTGAACTTTCTGGTTACATAAGAGAGGTAGGAGATGTTAATTATTATCCAATTTCAAATCCATCTGGATACATTTCTTCGGTAAATCAAGATGCCGACTTTTCTCAGTTGGCTCTTGATGTTTCTACTTTAAGCGGTGACTTATATTCAGACTTAGCCGCGACAGGAGCAACTCTAACTTATAATTTAGGCTCCTCAGGAAATGCATTAAATACCAAGATAGATAATTTAAGTGGCTACGTTGAAGTATCTAATGTAAAAATAGCTACTGTTTCTGGTAATGTTGATTATGCTCAATTTTTAGCAACTGGATTAGATTATTCTAGTAATATTACTCTTTCTGGAAATATAATTGCTACTAGTGGATACGCTAGTGGAATAAGCGGATTCTTAGACTCAAAAATCACAACAACAAGTGGAAGTTTATCCTCCAGAATAACTTCTCTAGAAGGGGTCTTTGCTGCTAGTGGCTCAAACTTTGTTGATATATACTCCAATAATCAAACAGTTATTGGGCAAAAGAATTTTGACGGCAAGACTAGTTTCAAGTTAATTAATATTGTTCCAATTTCTGGAGACTATTCTAATCCCGGAGGATTAAACAATTATTTATACACACAATTCATAGACAACAATATTTTCTATGTTAGCGGGCTAGGATACAGAACTGGAGATTTTTTTGTAACAAAAATTATGTATCCAAACAACGAAGAGTGTATTATCTCTTCGAATATTTATACAGGAAATTATTAATATGTCTACAGTATATGGAACATATGATTCTGCTGCAAAAAATTGTGTTTTATTATATGATTTTTCTGCGGGATCTTACGATGGCGAGCCAACTACTAATCTATTTTACCAACCTCCAGGTTTTACTCAATACTCTGGCACATATTACAACTCTAACTTTAGTTGCGGCGGAGGAAAATATAGAACATTTATTCACACCCAAGAACCAGTCGCTTTTCCCGCTGGCTCTCAAAGAATAACTGGATATGTAGAGTTTAATAGAACTAGCGGAGTAAATAATCAAGGAACATCTGGATATTTAACTTTATTTACTAGTGGTTTTTCTGATTTTTACTATTGCGATACTGCGCAATCTAGCGCTGGAGATTCTAAGCTTTATTATGAGGGATTTGACATTAGCCCTTTCTCATACGACACTGGTAGGGCATTCTATAAATTAGATTATTATCAAAATCTAAATAACCAAGGAACATTTTCAGATAATGCTGCTGGCGCTTATTTGCAATCAGATTCTATTTATAAATATAATTACCAATCGGGCAAGTACGAGTCAACTTTAAATGTAGGAAACAAGCACGGCTTTAACATTAAAATTACAAGAGGAGAAACTTACACTGTTTCTACTGATGTTTATGTTTCTACAGGACACCCAAGGAGTGGATTAGTCCCTGTTGTTAGTTTTACTCCAAATTTAACTGGAACCTTTGCTACTCTTTCTGGAGTTTATGATTGCGACAAAAAAGGCACTTGGCAAAGCATAAAACAAAAAATATTTGTACCTTCTGCAATTAATACTGTATCTCCAAATCCAACTTATTACGAAGTTTCAGTAGCAGCAAAGACTGCCCAACACCCTTACTTTACTTCTGGCTCAGCTTATGGATTTGTAATTGGAAATACCCAAGGCAGAACTCTTAATTTATATAAGGGAGGAACTTATGTGTTTGTGCAGTCCAACGACACAAATGCTAATGATGAATTATACATATCAACAACTCCAGATGCTGGGGCTGGCTCTAATACTTATGCTAATGGGTTCTCTTATTATGGAAATAAAGGGTTTGATGGCTATGCAGTGTTTAATGTTCCATACAATGCGCCGACTATTCTGTATTATAATTCAAGATCTCAATCTAGCTCTTATGTTGGCGGAAAAATAAATATAGTTGGTGGCTATAACTCAGGAAATACAGGCAATACTGGTTCAATAGGAAGCGGAGGATCTGCTGGGTCAGCAGGAAGCTCTGGATCAAGCGGTACGGTTTTAACTTCAGAGTCTTATTCGGTTTGCTTTGATCCAACTAGAGGAGTTTTCAATTCTTCTCAAGGAAATTTGAGCGGAGGATACATTTTGTACAAAAACATGCAGTTTGAGAGAAATAAAAAGATGTTCAAGGGCACAATTCATAAAACTCAATTTACTTCTACCTCTAGGTCTGATCTTGCTACTTGTTTAGACTTAACTGGTGGAAATAATAGTTCTAATTTTATTAACTCTAACTATGACGCCAATGCTTATTTATATTTTTCTAAGAGGCAAAATGTAGGAGACGGTGGATTTTTAGATATCAACTTAAAGTACAATAAAGAAAAGCAATTTCTAATTGGCAGCGCAAAAACTCAAACTTACGACTTCTGGTTTAAGCAAACTGGAATCTCTAATGCTAGAGCGTTTTTATTTTCTAGAGGTTCTTCCTTATCCAATGATTTATTTGTAGAAAATGAAGGCTATCCTCAATTAATATTTATTCAAGATAAGAGAGTTTATTTTTCTTTTACTTCTTCTGTTAATAGATCTTTCTCAGGTTATTCTGCTCAAGCTATAGAGCCTAATGTTTTGTATAATGTTAGCGTTTCTTTGAACTTGAATGCTGTAGAAGGAGAAAAGATAAAAATATATATCAATGGTCAGCAATCCGGAGTAACTGTTCTTTCTATTGTTGACCCTCCTCAAAATTTAAACTTTAAGAATGTCTCATCTGCAACTCAAGTAGTTGGCGATTCTTCTGTGGTTTCTGAAAAAGGTTTTAAGAGTAACTCCAATCAATTTTATTGCATCTCTTCTTACGATATCAATGGAGAATCAAAAGCTTCTGATGTAATTTCTGTTCCTATAAGCACAGTCAGAAAATCAATTCAATTATCTTGGCAGGCTGTAGAAGGTGCAATAGGATATTATATTTATAGATCTAAGTCTTCTTCATTTAGCTCTTCTTCATTGCTCGCTGACATTAATAGCGGAAAGATTCTTTCTTTCACTGACGAAAATTTCCCAACAAAAACAGGAGCGCCAAAGCAAGTTGCTGCTTATTCTTATTCTTACGATTCTAATACATTAAATCTTGTTGATGATTCTACTGCTAAGGTTTGTTTTGGAGATTATCCAACTACTAGTGCAGTGCCTCATTATTTTGAAGGATACATTTACAGAATTGCTATATATAATACAAATATTAGTGATAAACAAGCCTTTAGAAACTATAATTCTTTACTTTACAAATACATTTCTGGCAATCCTTATTTATCTAGAGAGATATTTAGACCAAGAAGTGTAATTTATAAAAAGGTGCAAAACTAATTATGGCTATAACAAGGTATGCGGGAGATAGATTTTATGGTTTAGACGCAGAAAAAAGCTCTCTGCTATCTAAGGTAATTGATGGAGCAATATATAATGCTTCAGATAGTCTATTTCAATATGTCAAGATTAATGGATCTTGGGTATTGTCGTCTGGAGGATCTGGATCTGGGTCTAGCGGATCGTCTGGTTCAAGTGGAAGTAGTGGTACAACCGGAAGTAGTGGTAGTTCAGGTACATCTGGTAGTAGTGGCACTTCAGGTTCATCTGGAACAAGTGGTGTAAATGGTGTATCAGGAGGTGCTATCTATTACTTTAATGAATCTGTAACACAAACACCATATAAGGAATTTTCTGTAAATCCAACCGCAGCAGCAGAACAAAGTGTATCTGCTACGATTGCAAGTGGTGTTACATCAACTATTCAATCCTATTTAACAGTTACAAATTTACCCAATGTAACAGCGATACCTGCGGGTATTTGGGCATTTTTCTTACACGCATATAAGCAAAACACTAATGCTTCATTTAATATATTTTGTGAAGTTTATAAAAGATCTTCTGGGGGAGTTGAAACTTTATTATTTACAACAGATCCTGTTGCGGTAACAAGCAATTCTCCTAATCCATCGATGGTGAACTCCGATACATATCAATCGGGTTATTCATTAAATTTAACAGATAGAATACTTGTTAAAGTTCGTGCAACAAATACAAGTAATCAATCACATACTATAACATTTGTAACAGAAGGTACAACACACTATTCATTTGCGCAGACAACATTGGGAATATTTAGTGGATCGTCTGGTACAAGTGGATCAAGTGGATCGAGTGGTAGTAGTGGGTCATCTGGGTCTAGTGGATCATCTGGAGCTAATGGAGCCCCAGGAGGCGTAGGGTCTTCTGGTAGTAGTGGATCTTCTGGCTCGTCTGGAAGTAGAGGTTCTTCAGGATCATCTGGTTCGTCTGGTTCTTCCGGATCATCAGGCTCTTCCGGATCGTCTGGTTCTTCTGGGTCTAGCGGTTCTTCTGGATCAAGTGGGTCTAGTGGGTCATCTGGATCAAGCGGCTCATCGGGTTCGTCCGGTTCTAGCGGTTCTTCTGGCTCTTCTGGCTCATCTGGATCTAGCGGTTCTTCTGG